AGAGTAGCCCGATGAACCAATCTGAGCATAGTCGCCCGATGAACCAATCTGAGCATAGTCGCCCGATGAACCAATCTGTTTCTCTTTGTCTCCGTTGTCGTTCAAGTATCCGCCCGTCTTAACCTTTGATGGTGAGGTAATATCTTTCAGCCACTCGACACCGATATTAATGATGTCTGCCAACTTCAACTCAGCCTTAATCTTGATGTGTGAAGAACATACCTTTGTTGACTTTTCTTCTTCGTCAATCTTTCCAGACTGTTCTACCTCGGCAAAGCGAGATTTAAGCATATCGTAGTAGTCCCATACTTCCAAAGGAGACTTGCAAGCGTGGAAACCTCGGTTACAACACTTGATTCCTCCGTTCATATTGTACTCTTTTCCAACTTCGTACTGGAATCCACGGCATTGCATATCCTTGTCGAATCCCTTGTACGATTTAATCACTTTTTCACTCATGTTATATCTATTTATATTCTTTGCAGGAGATGGTGGTTAGTTACTTTGTAAATTCTATCATATATTGTGCAAGCACAGAGCCTACATAACATAAAGTCATAAGTATTGTAGCTACAGACGCAACTGCAATATCTACCGTACTCAACTTTGGTTTTCCTGACCAAAATATTCCACCAACTATCAGAAAGATAGTTCCTAAAATCGTTAACAATACTACCATATTACTTATATTTATATCCCATAAGGGATGGTTAATAACTAAAGTTCATCAAACTCTTTCTGAATGCTATCAAAAGCCTTTTGAACAGCTTTTTTAATATCCTTAGATAATTCGGGATTTATAGCATCAATATCTCTTAGAACATACGCCATTTCAGCATAGTTACAGCCTTTTGAATAGCCGCAATATAACTTAATTACTTCGGGGTATGCCATAAGAAAATGATTAAGTTTGTCTGCTCTTTCAAATACTTTTTTATCCATATTACTATCTGATTAGTTAATCTTCTACAATAAATCCATTCTCGGTGCAAGTATCAATAGCACGAATGGCTATCCAAATAGCCTTGTCTGCTTCTTTGTCTCTAAGACTACTTCTTAACTCACACAACTTTCTCTTTGCTTCTGTTGCATTCATATTTCTATCTATTTATGCCCGAAGGCGTTAAACTTACATTTGATTGTCACACTTTTCTGTTTCGTCTGGAACAGATAATTCGTCCCACATATCACACTTACCTTTATCATTGTAGATGCAAGATCTGTGACAGATTCCTCTAGTATCTTCTCTAAGCATATCTACACCTCCATTTCGTGATTGATACCTAGACCAAAGAGAAGATGCTGTAAATCTGATACGCTTTCTAGCTTAACAATAAAAGGACTTAACTCACAAGTAATCTTCAAGTCTTGACTAGCCTTTATAGTCGGATAGCCCTTGCGTTTGAAGGTCTTATAAAGAATATTTGTGGTGTCATCAGATTGTTTGCTATAAGTTACTCCGTACCATCCATTCTTCTCTAGAATCTCTGGAGTGAGAGGTATAGGAGTAATCTGCTCTTTTTCCAAGAAAAAGGTATCAACGCCTTTAGCAACTCTTACAAATACCTTATTTCTATTACAATATGAAACAAACTCACAGACAACACCATTTGGTGTAAAGTCGTTTGGCTCTGTTTTAGTCATTACCAAATCTCCTGGAATATAGTCTAACTTATCCATACGCTTTACTTTTCAAATAACACAAACTTCCCATCCTCAATACCGATTGATTTAATACCTTTCGTACAATAATCAGTATCTCCGTGAGGATTAATAACATATTCTCTTTTTATGCAAACATCGCTTTCTGGCTTTGTTAGCAATATTTCTGCTAACTCTTTTGCTTTCATACGCTTTACTTTTTATGATGATTATACTTTTTAATAGCATCCTTCTTAGAAGCTGCCATAATCTTAACACCTTTGATGGTAAACTCATGCTGCGCCTTTGGCTGACACTTTTGCTTGTCAGAAGGAGCACTGCCATAGTCATCTTTCGGTAGTCTATAATGTTCCACTCCAAAAGGATTGTCATAATAGCTAACAGCAGATAGGTATGCCATTTGCATTCTAGCTAAATCTATTAGTTTTCTATCCATACGCTTTACTCCTTAACTTCTTTAAAGATTACATCTTTTTTATCTGAACGTGCAAACTTAGTGCATTTAAGCATTATTGAACAACTAGAGCTGTTATAAAAGAAACATCCTTCACAGCTACCTTTCTTCTCAACAACTTCAAGAGTTATTCTTTCTCCAACTTTAAGCTCTTTCATTTCTCACCTCCTTCCTTTGGGAGTAAATCATCAATATAAAGCCATTGAACAACACGTATATGTCTAATGTAACTACTCCAGTTAGGATAAGTTTGTAGTATATCATCTATTACGTCTACATAGTAATAAAAATTACCATGATAAGTAGTTTGATGCAAAAATTTTGCTCCCTTTCTTGGTTTTTCGCTAGCAGGATGCCACAAGTCCTTCAAGAACTCTTCCTTAGTTAATCTCTTTTCCATTTTTCAATCTCCTTCACATAAAGTTTCGTTAACCTCGTCATTGTATGTACGAGTAACCGGATTGTACTTGGAATGTATTGCATCTACCCTACCTTTCCGGTTAGTGAAATAGATAGCATTTCCTTGGTCATAGAACCTGTATACTGTTATACTATCCACGACAAACAACTTCTCAACCTTGAATTTGTCAACAGAATCCGAGATTTGGACTCTTGTACCCTTACCTTTGCAACCTACCAAGATAGCGGCAACGGCAATTATCATAAATACCTTTTTCATATCAACTTCTTTTCTTCTTGACGAATCCGTCATTCATCGTAACCTAATATACTAAAGAACTCATCCATTCTTGGATTTAGATTTTTTGCCATTAACATATATGCCGGAACGGAGCGACCGATGTTGTACTCTAGCTTCAATGCATGTATCATTACTGAAGCTTGATGGCTTGAAATCTTAACCCTATCCAATCTTGAAAGTATTTCGCTCTGCGAATCTGCATTACGAAACACTTTCTTGACAAGACTTTCAATGTACTTACGCTGCTTGTCCGTCATTGCTCTTATTGTGCTCAAGAGACTCAACCAAAGCCTTCAGACCATTGAACGAGGCATTCATCAACTCCTTGCTATCGGATGAATCAAAATACCAATTGCCAATTATCTTACTGTTGTTTTCGGCAAACATCGTAATACTCGTATGAGTATTTGAAGACGACATCTGAATAGACTCCTTTGTTCTACCCATGAGGCTAGCAATCTTTGCCAACACCTCTACATAAGCATTATTCTTTTCCATATCTACTTTATATTAAATAATCAAGTTCAAAATTATCTACAAAATCACTAGTCCATTTCAAATCCGGAAACTTTAACCTAGCAATAGGATTGAAAGCAATCTCCGGATGGTCAAACTCAAAGAGATAGTCACTGCGTCCATTGTCATTGCCATCAATATGATGATAGCCTATGATTTTCTTACCCTTGGAAAATCCAAGCACATTAGCAAGATATTCATTGATTTCGTCAACTTCGCCTTCATCATTAATAATCAAGGCAACCATAACACAAGAGTTGCTATCGTTGAAATTAGCCAACTCGCTGAATGAAATAGAATTATTCTTCATAACTAATCCTCAAAGTTAAAGAATCACACAATCACAACCTTTGATGTTGCGGCTCTTTGCCTCGTTGATTACATTATCCAACCACTCGTTTGAGAAGAGGATAGCTTCGTCTCTTCTACGAACCAAGATAAAGTACATGCCGTCCTTTACGTAATCAATATAATACTTTGTTGATTTCATTTCTAACTTACAGTTTTTATGGTGTGTCTCACCATTTTAATTAATAACCTCGTTTCTTAATTACGATGCAAAGATACAAAGAATATTCGAAATATGCAAGTTATTTAATGTATTTCTTTTATCTTTTAACACTCTATAATAATGCGAGCAAATTATTTGCTGACGTTAACACAAAAATCCCCACCACTACATTATTATATATAGTGATGGGGGTAAAGCACTCAAAGGTATTTTGTCTTTGGGCTACTTTTCTTCCTTATCTTTAATTTCAACGAAATCACCAATACCCAAACGAGCCTTGTTGATGCAAGATGCAATCCAACCTATCAAGTAGGCAGAAGGCTCGCCGCCGTGCTTCATATCAATAGCATCCTCGATGGCATCGCAGACGTGAGAAGCTTCATGACAACAAGTCCCCATCCTCATAGAATCCTTGCTTGCAAAATTAACAAATGAACAAAGCTTATTATTCGCCTTTTCTCTAACGTTATCGTAGGTTGCTGCGTCAGAATTAGAGAAATCAACCCTCAAAACCTCGCCATTTCTACCTTCAAAACACTTGTTGGCATCCTCTTGGTTCATTCCAATAGCGACACATAACCTTCTTGGATAGATAACATGGTCGTATTCGTAATATCCTTTCTTCTTCATATCCTCAACTATTTAAATTTCTCAAAATAGAACTCAATTTGTTTATCAAAGTGCTCTTCTATTAAGCCATAAGCGAGCGACATCTTTACTTGGAAAGAAGCCTTACCATTAAGCAATCCTTTAGCCTGTCTAGTAATCTCTGAGCGAAATTGTTCCAAACTCATATCACGCTTACGAAGATTACAAGACCTGCAAGATGGCATATAGTTCTCCATACAGTCATCGCCATGAAAAACGACAAATCTTCCCTCCTTGTCGCTCCACCGAGAGTAACAACCTCGATTCTTCGGAACAAGATGGTCAACCTGCATATCCTTATACTCTATACTCTTACCGCAATAAGCACAATGCCCATCGTATTTGCGATATATTTTAAGCCTATCTTCTTTTTTCATAATCGTTAATTATGTAACCTACCAATATGCCACTTTGAGCAAACCTTGCATAAGTAAGGATGCCAGCCGAGTGCCTTTAACTTCGGATTCTGGTTCAAAAATTCCCAAGCATCATCCTCGTTTTCATAAGCGACCTTTGCCTTCCAAGATTGATCTTTTCTAACCCAATGCTCAGGATCTGGATGCAAATGACAAGGAATATATTTATTTCTTTTCTTCATAACTTCTTCAGAAATTTAAGTTGAAACCCTTCCGCCTTTTTTATTCCTGGGTATAGTTCCGTCAGAACCTCCCACACTCTTGTCTTGTGCCGATGCCACATAGTTACCGGATGCACACGTTCACCACTTGGTAATACATAGAAATCTGCCTTAATGGTATCAATATGTTCATAGTTTGCAGCTTTATATATAGTTCCCTTGTTACCTATGGACGTATCGGCGTAAGATATAAGATACTTGATTTCCTTATGCGTTGCCCTAATATACTTGTGCAAAAGAGAAAGGCAAATGGTTTCGCTATACTTTGGCATATCATCAGACAACCACATTCGGTCAAATTCCCTCACTTGATGGTAATCCAACACTTCGCCCTTTTCAGTCTTGATATGCGGTCGAATTCCATACCCAATTTGCATAGCACCCCTAATCTTGCCTTTGTACAATACCAAAAGATTCAAGCAACTATTCTTCGTTACCTTGTGTGAAAAGTGATGAGGAACTATAATTGCATCAGCTTGCGCCTTATCGCACTCCATCAGCTTTATTCCCTTTTCCCTGCACTCGTAACCGACAACAAATCCGCAGAGACCTAGCACTGGAGACTTGTTCAACTTTCTTCTTCTCATATCAATAATACCTCCAAAAATAACGTTTGAAATTATAAAACAAATTCTCAATACAAGCCTTGATTTCGCCTTCCCTTAACAATAGATTGCAATATTCAACCAATTCATCACGTACCAACCCACGCTTTGAGGCTTCATCATTAATGGCTTTTATCAGAGAATCCGTTATCTCTTTATTCCCATTTCTTACAACAGAATTACATTGAATAACCATACCCATATACATTGTTTTAAAACAGACTTAATTGCCTACTCATGTTCTTTAATTCATTATTGGCAAAATCTACTTGCCGCTGTTCTATTTCGAAGCCTATATATTTTCTTTCAAGATTAACGCAAGCCCTTGCTGTTGTGCCACTTCCCATAAATGGGTCTAGAACAATATCACCTACATTTGTTGAGTTCCTGATTAGTATCTCCATCAACTTAACTGGTTTTTCGGTCTGATTAATCAATCCATCTTTATCCCTGCGTTTGTTGGTTGGAACAGGAACACTCAGAATGTCAGATGTGCCAAACTCATTAATTGGCTTTCCACCTCCCTTACGAAGCATAATGATATACTCCTTTTGGTTCATATAATACGTTCCACACACCTTAGTGCATTTATCCCATATTAAACACTTTGTGAAGTGAAACTCACTCCGTCCTATCTCATCTAGAAAGTGCATCAGATTATAGTCGTTACACATAAGATAGCAATGAGTCTTATCCTTTAGTACTCGATATAGTTCGTTGATATACTCCGAAATATCTATGTCATTACTCTTGAATATCTTACCTTTTCTAGTTTGAGAATCCGTCCAATATCCACTCATACTACTGCGCCCACCTCTAGCTTGTACCGGATAAGCAACATCAGAGCATACTAGGTCTATACATTCATCGTTTAGCTGCTTTAGAAGCTTTCGGCAATCACCTTGATAAATTCTATTTAGCTCCATCATATCACCCACTAACTTTCATTACTAAATAAACTATCTTGCTTTATCATTAATTCATTTTCTATTCTCTCGTTTGCTTTGTCGTAAAACTCTCTATTAGTTTCAAAACCAATAAAATTACGATTTTCTTGAATACACGCAATAGCCGTAGTTCCACTACCTATACAGCAATCTAGTACAATATCTCCTTTGCAGGAATGCTTGTTTATAATGCTTCTGAAAAGACTAACAGGCTTCTGGGTAGGATGAAATCTCCCCTTATCACGACAAATTGGAAAGCTATATACTCCATTGTCATATTCGCTTTTAAAGATAGGATTTTTACCTTTCACCCCACACACAGCGACCTCTCTTGCGTTTGTGAGATAGTTTGTCTTACTATTTATTGGAACAGGATTTGTTTTTATCCATTCTATAAATCTAATTTGTTTAAATCCGACATTAATCATCGCATCCTTTACGACCCCAATCTTCCACAAATCATAGAAACAAACTATATATCCACCATCTTTCAAGCACCTGTAGGATTCTTTTATCATAGAGCCTATATCAAATGCTTCCTGTTTATCCCAGTCTCCAAAGTCGATAGATATGCGGAATCTATCAGTATCTTTACCAGTAGGAGCGGACTTTGCATAATTGGAATTCCTTGAAATTTCATATGGAGGGTCTGTGAGTATAAGCGAGACAGATTTGTCATCAATCTTGCTCATACCATCCAGACAATCAACTTGATAAATCTTATCTATCTCCAGCATATCCAAACATATCTTTTTGATTAAACATTTCTTCTTTGATTCTTTTTTGTGCTACCTTGAAATATTCCCCGTCTAATTCAAAGCCAAGGAAATTCCTGTTTGTTCGC